ATTCGAGAAGTGATGAGTATCATCCAAGAAAATTACTGCTCACTGATAATTAATGAGCTTGAGGGCCAAAACTGACGCCAAGCTCCAAAAAACGTGTCTGCTTGTAGTTTCTAAAACACAGAAAAGTTAGGAGCAGACACCTGCAGTCCGAAGGAACTTACAATCCTGCCCCCTTCCCTTCCAATTCCCCACCCACAATATCAATTTCTGTAGCGTGATTGATACCTTGTAGCACACCCCGATTGCGCTGGAGTACTTTGGTAGTTATGCCACAACTCAAAGTGTTTGTTGAGGAGTAGTACTTTCACCAATGCATGCACAAACGCATGGTTGGCATTGAATGGTATGAATAGGCGTATGGTTACCCCCCATTTTCGCGCCATCCTCGCAGGCCTCCTCCTTATTAACTGATAGGGAGCGCTTGGCTTAACGCTACCCATCACAAGTGATTAGTTTTAGTCCAAAAGCCTGCGGAGTCATTAAGCCTAACAGTCGGGCTCCACTTTTTGATACTCTATGCCACAGCGCTTACATACCCAGTATGTTGTTCTTGTTTCACGCTCAACTGTAATTTCTTTGACTTCCCATTTATGACTTTTTATTGAACACCAGATTTTACTCCATGCGATCGGCATTGCCACCCCTCCACTCAAAGATAATTGTTTAATTATTCTAAGGAGCTTCTTGATTAACTAACTCCTCCACCCTCCCAGCAAGAATTTTTATCTCAACATCCTCCTTATCTATTAGGGATATCAATCTAAACCTGTAACTATCCATTTCACGCCGACTAGTCAGCCAGCTCTCTTTCTTAGTGCTAAACATGTCAATCGTGCTTGTAAATTTATTGAAGTTATATGTTGAATTAGATAGTTCACCATGTAGAAAAGATATCTTGCCTTGATGCAAGCTTAACTGTGTGGCAAGAAGCTTAAGCTCTAAGTTTCTCTTCGTTAATTTTTCTTGTTGCAATGCAGATTCCACAAGTTTTATCTGTGCTCGCGCTGACTCCTCGCTATGTTTAGCGGTGTCTCGTAGCGCGATACGTGTTTCAGCCAACTCAATTTTCTGCGTGTAGTACGCTTTTGCCAAATATATCAAGGCAATAGTTGATATTAGTGGGTTGGTGACTCCACCAATAAAGTCACCCAGGCTCCCCCAATCACCTGGATCAGCAGATATTGCATGGGAGTGAAAATTTGTGATGTATGCGAGAGCAAGAAAGAAAAATACAATAAGCACAAACCGCAACGGCCAACTTGAACCCGCCGGATTGTCATTATTATCCGCCCCACAAAGTTTCTTTAAAATCCCTTGATTTCCTTTTACATTGACTCTATCCATATTGTTAACTTATTTCCCTGATATTGCGTTCACATTAAACCTCAGCACGCGCGAGTTTTTTCTTTCAAGCCGGGGCATGCAGGCCGTTAAAAGAGAGTATGGCGTATTGCCATAGATTTTGCAGGTGGTAAGTAGGTCGGGATTGCGTAATGCTTAATCCTGGTAATGGGATTCATGTCCCATGTGCGGCCGTCCGGTAAGGTCACAATGCCAATCCTGGCCGTTAGCAGGGCTCTCAAATTCATTTTAATCGATGCTCATGACGTCGCATCGGAATGGCAGCTGTTGGCGGGCGATCGTAGTTACTGTCTGCTTAGATCGAATACGATCATTGGGAAACCAATTGCAAGGATAGGGATTCGAACCCATTCCAATATATTGGCAGACCGCTTCAGGCACAAAATCTCGGGAATTCACGCTTGGTGCCTTGGTTCTCTGCGGCCTAAAGCGGCCTCGGATTTGCCCTAAATATGCCCTAAAAAGCTTCCAGAGATCATCCCCGCCCTCACCCACCCAGGTCTGCTTTCGGCCAAATCGGACGTACGCAAGAAGTCGCTTACGGCAAGAAAACTCACATTCGTTGAAAGTCAGATCGCGCCATCCTTGCTGTTGATGACAATCGAGCTTGTAGAAATCCTGCGCCCTTTACCTACGCGGACAGAGCCGTTACGTTTGGCTAATGGCCATGTGCCAATTTTAGGACTAGGCTCCACCTGGACGGATTCCGCTTTCGATCTACGCTAGGGAGCTCGCATCAAAGCCACTAGGTTCTAAAACGAACTGCTTATATGGATATGCATAATAAAATGCGGGCGGAATATGCTTGAAACCAAAAAGGCCAGGGAACAAAACGGTAGAGACTCATTCAGCAGGTATCGTGCTCAGGTCAGATCTGCCGCAATAGCCTCTCTTTCGATACTCGAAGGTGCGAGTGTTGACAGGGTTTATTGCGATCTTCACGACGATTTTGTCATTAGAAATAAAGACGAGCATGGCTACTCGTATGTATTCTATCAAGTTAAAACCAAAGGCAAGCAGAACCACAATTGGACTATCAATGAGGTTTTTGGACTTAAAGTCAAACTGAAAGACCAGGCCAAGCAATGTACCAAGTCTCTTAAGGAAAGCTTTGTAGGGAAATTGTTACTGCATACGGTAGCATTTGATAGTTATTGTAAGTCCGTGATATTCCAAACCAATGTAAACAATAGTGACGATGTTGATGATTTGCTACAAGATATTAATTCCGGAGCTTTTGAAAACAAATACACAAAAGTTATTCTTGATAGGTTCTCAGAATGCTTTGGTGGCGATAGCGGAACGCTGACTGTCGATCAAGCAAAATTAAACTTATCAAAGCTTTCATTTGAGTCGGACGTTTCCTTCTTGAAAGAAGGTGATAATTATTTCGAGTTAATCGTAAAAGAAAAAATATACGAATTCAGTGAGATCGATCTAGAGAGAGCTGAATTCAAGGAAATACTGCTGCGACTTCTTGACTTGGTTGAGAGAAAATCAAGCGGCGCAATTAAAACTTGGGATGCTGATTCTATAGAAAGCTGTGCAGGAATATCAATTGATGACCTGCTAACCATTTTGAGCATTTCGAAAGATGCATATTATAGTCTTTTAAATGGTGGCGATAGCAGTGCAATAAAATCGGCGTCAATGATTCAGCGCGCCTTGAAGGCTGGCGGTGCAGATACCGCTATGGTTATGTACTGCTCGAAGTGCAAGACTGACTGGGATCTTTGGTTTCGAAACGCGAGACACGTAATACAGGAACTTGATTTGCTAACGATATCAGAGCGTGTTAGCACAACCCTCAAAAACGCGGTAGATGCTCAAGGCCTGTTAGCTTTGAGCAACCTGCGCTCTCCAATTAAAAGCTTGCTTGCAGAACTTGAAACCAAAAATTTGCGATTCGATCTGACTGAAGACCTATTGTTAGGTGGTGTTTTTTCTACGTTCGTGAGAGGGAAGTCATGAATTTCGAGAGTTTTTTCACAACGATAGCGGATAAAAATATATCTGTTCCAGTTGTAGAGGTAGGACCGATCCGGCACCAATTGAACAACGAGGCACTCTTTCAACTACCTTTGATATGTCTGATTGTGCTGTTAATGGCTAAGGATAAAAGAAAGCCCAGAGTATCAGAAGTTGGTCAGCTAGTAGGCGAAAGTATTGAAGGGGCTATGCCTGGCTTTAAGGGGTCAGCTCAGCACTTAGGCTGGTCTGCAAATCTAAGGGTCAGGACAGTGAAAGCTATTACTTTTCTTGAAAAGACATCACTTATAGAAGTTAATAATAGGCAGAGTCGTATTGCTATAACTGAATTAGGAAAGAAGGTTATATCCAGAGCCACCAGCCAAGATGATGATCTTTCATACAATCTCGCCTATATAGCAAGAGCTTACAGGAATATATGTGTGGCCAAGCAGCTTGATTTGGAGTTGGGATGAAGCTTATAAATTTAAAAATCTTTCCAAATGGTCCATTGTGGTGGGGCTCTGGGTTGTTGGTTTTCGGAAGGGATATAACACAGCTTTTTGGGCCAAACGGCTGTGGAAAAACTCCAGTAGTTCAATCCATCCCTTTTTGCTTAGGATTTCCCAGTATATTTCGAAATGATATTTACGAACGATGTAAATACGCTGAGCTTACAGTATCTTCTGAAAAAGGTCGCTTGCTGTTGCGGCGCGTCTACAGCAGAGAGTTAGACATCGAAGTTATCGAGCCGGCGGGCAATGCGCAAAGGTTTTATAATGAGAGGGATTTTTCACGCTACATATTTGAATGGCTTGGCTTGACTGCTCATAACTTGGTAACTGTGAATAACCAGCCAGGTGCAGCCTATCTAGCTACATTGCTGCCAATGTATTACCTAGATCAAGACGGCGGTTACAGCGAAATCTATTGTCCGCCTAGCAAATTCATTAAGGACCAGTTCTCAGAAATGATGAGAATGGTTTTTGATCTCCCTGTAAAAAACTCATTCGATGTCAAGAAAGATCGATTCAGGGCGAAAGAGCGTTTAGATTTTTTGGACAAAGATGCCCAAACGTTGTCTAGAATGGTAGAGATTGCCAAAAGTAATATTAAGGAAATTAGAAAGACTAAGCCTGAGATAGAAGCCGAAATATTCCAGCTGGAATCTGAAGCAAATAACCTTCAAGGGGCGGGAGCTAGTCGAGACGACTCTATTAGTGCGCTGGATCGCTTGATATATAATCAGCGAAGCGCGATGCGAGAAACGATCTTAGAAATAAATCAGTTGCAAAGACGTAATTTAGGTATTGGCAAGATAATTCAAGAAATAAACACTGAAATAGAGACGCTAAACCTTAACGAAGAAGCTCGACGCGTGTTTCTGTCATTCAGAGAAATTTGTGGAGCCGACCTATGCCAGCTATTTTCCTCGAGTTCAGAAGCCTACAGTAAAAATCTCCTTTACCTTCGTGACCAAATTAAGGATTTGGAGCGCAATTCAAACTTTGACGAAATAAAGCTCGAAGAGCTTAATCGCCAGCGTTTGGCGCAGGAACTGGCCGTTCAAAATTTAATCGACGAGCGAAACTTATCAAGTTCTAAAAGTGAAATATCCTCGCTGGTAGAGGCTATCACCAGATTGAAAACTGAAATATTTTCGCTCCAAGGCCAGCTCAGTGAGCTTGACAAAGTTTCCGCCTTGGAAGAAAGGCAGTTCAAGGTGCTTGTTGAGCGTGATAAAGCCTTAACTCTTTATGAATCGTTTGCTGCTGATAGATCACACTCTCCAGAGCTGATAAAAGTAAGGTCAGATATTCGTCGTTACTTCATAGACTGGCTTAATTTGTTACATACGCATAATGTCAGTAAGGACATAACTTTTAAAGATGATTTCAGTCCTTTGCTGGGAGTCGAAAGTATATCTCAGCTCAAAGGTAGTACGAAAATTCGTGCTGTTCTTGCATACCATGCGGCTGTTTTCCAAGTTTTTGCTGAGAGAGGAGTTATGGGATTCAGATTTCTGATTTTGGACACTCCAAAACAACATGAGATACACAATGACGATTTGGGCCGTTACTTGGGGGCTTTAAAAGAGCTGTGTCATAAACACGGCACGCAAATAGTCTTTTCAACCACAGAATATCATTATAGTGGAGATGATAATGATGCTGAATGGTTGCCCCTTTACGATGGTGAAGAACAGAAAATGTTTTTGAAGCTCGGCGGCGTAAAAAGCTAGTTACGGTTAGCGATCATAGTTTGTAGGCGCTTAATCAATAATAGTTATCGGAAGACGCGCAATGCGCGCCAATAGTTACAAAACGGGACTTAGGTGAATGTTCGACTTGTCGCAAAAAGCTGCGGATCAGCTGTATGATTGGTCTGGATTATTTTCTGTAATCGGCGCCATTATTGTTTTTTTGTCAGCTGCCGGACTTGTATGGTCAGGCTCTGTACGAGAAAGGTACGCCGAAATTCGGCAGTCAAATAATGAAGTGAAAATAGCTCAAGCAGATGCAAGGGCAGCTGAAGCGAGTGAGCATGCTGCTAGATTGGAAAGGGATACAGAATCTCTGAGAACTGAAGCGGAGCAGGCTCGAGCAGAAACGGCGAGGGTTAATGAACGCATTCAAAAGATGCAAAGTATTCGCCGGTTGACATCCGACCAAGCATCACGTGTAGCTGAGTTTCTGAAATCTCCTGCGTTTCTATTCGATCCTAAAGCGAACCTGAGAGTTGCTTCGGTAGGTGAAACAGAAGCGCAAATGTATGCCATGGATTTTTTGGTACTTTTTAAAAGTTTGAATATAAATATTTACCCCACTCTTGGCGGAAATCTACCAAATGAAATTGTACAACTGGAGCCTAGTGAAGCAGATGTTAATTTAAGGGCTGGTCCTGATGTGGCAAAAGATCCTAATCACAGATATGCACTGTTGCTCAAAGTGATGCGCGAGGCTGGGATAAAAGTTACTGCGGAGATTGATCCGGCATTAAAGACCAATGAGGCACAAATATCCATTTTGAGGAAACCTAACTGAATTTAGTTTTCCGTTTAGCGGTCGCTTAAAAGCGTCCGCTAATGGCCGATAGCAGACTTCTCACTACTTACAGTTGATCGTCCACAATTGATCCAAGCGGGTCGTGTAGCTCTGGCTCATCATTTCACGCCGCATGGCCCACTCTGGGTTACTTGGGACGCTCGCCGCTCGCAGTGTCCCCCTTCCCCACCGTTCGTTGATCTGATCCAGTACGGCCATGACCTTGGTAGATTCGGTCGGTTGAGAAGCCGCAAACAGATCGTCCGTGTATTCACCTGGCTGACACAGGTTCATCAGCAAGACCTCCGCCTTGCTGTACTTGAAACCAGGGCGATAAATCCGATCCAGCGCATCAACTGCAGCCTTGGTTAGCAGCCTGACGTCATCCGTAGGGTAAGGCATATGGATCACCACACCATTGGCGTACTTCGCCTCCTCCGGATTGAACAAGCCGGTGCGGATGCTCACTCGCACTTTCTTGCACAGCGAGTTTTGCGCCCTGAGTTTTTCTGAAGCGCGCATCATGTAGGTGGCCACCGCTTCCTTGATCGGTGCCAGTTCCGTCAGGCGGGTGCCGAACATTCGACTGCAGCAGATCTCCTGTTTCGGCGGATCGGGTTCGTCCAGCTCCAGACATGGGGTGCCGGCGAGTTCGCGCGCCGTCTTTTCGATCACCACACTGTAGTTTTTACGCAGTGTCCAAGGGTCGGCTTTGGCCAGATCCATAGCACTTTTGATCCCCATGTTATCTAGGTGCAGTTTCATGCGACGCCCAATACCCCACACCTCTGAAACGTCGGTGTTACGCAGCACCCAGTCACGCTTAATTGGGTCGCAAATATTGACGACCCCACCTGTCTGCGCCTGCAGGCGTTTGGCCGTATGGTTGGCCAATTTGGCCAGGGTCTTGGTCTGAGCGATACCAACGCCGACTGGAATGCCAGCACACCTCAGTACCTGACTCCGAATCTGTCGACCGAGGCCATCCAAATCGCTGATGCCGGTGAGATCGACGAAGGCTTCGTCGATGCTGTAGACCTCGACTGCGGGCACCATGGACTCGATCAGGGTCATGACGCGCTCACTCATGTCACCGTACAGCGCGTAGTTCGAGGAGAACGGGATGATGCCGTGCTGCTTTAGCTTGTGTTTGATCTGGAAATAAGGCTCGCCCATTTTCACATAACGCTTGGCGTCGTAGCTGCGGGCGATGACGCAGCCGTCGTTATTCGACAAGACAACGATGGGGACCTTGGCCAGGTCAGGGCGAAACACTCGCTCACAGCTGGCGTAAAAGCTGTTGCAATCGATCAGGCCGAATACCGGCACCTGCTTAGACATGACTGCGCACACTACCGATAATCACGCCCCAGATCGCTAGCTCATCGCCTTCCAGCACATAGCGCGGCGGGTACTTGGGGTTTTCAGACAGCAGGATGACCTCTTTCCCACGGATGCACAGCCGCTTGCAAAGCGGATCGTTGTTGAGCAGCGCAACAACAATATGCCCGTGCGCCGGCTCCAGTGAACGATCCACCACCGCTAAATCGCCGTCAAAGATCCCTGCCCCCTGCATGCTCTCTCCGGCAATTTTCACCAAGTAAACATGTGGGGCACGAATGTTGAGCACTTCGTCAAGCGAGATGTGGGTTTCGATGTGATCCGCTGCCGGCGAAGGAAAACCTGCCGGCACTCGAAAAAGGCAAAGAGGTAACTTCCGACCGGCCACGGCAATAGGGCCTAGGATTGAAAAGCTCATGACGCACGACTTCCGATACTGTACGAATGTACAGTTAACTTTCAGATCGGCATTCGGTCAATTTCTGTAGGAAATATCGGATAGACGGGAGGGTGGGAAGTAAAGAAATGAAACCCGGTATCTGTCAGAACAACCCACCCAACGCTGCCGGTTCCCAGTTCATGATCACCAGCTCGCCACTCACTTCGGCTTTCCCCTGCCGCTGATTGGCTGTGGTGTAGCGGATGTCCAAGGTCTCGAAGTGAAAACCTTCAAACACGCGGCGGATGTCCGGGTGGTCGTTGATGCTGACCATCACTTTGCCTTTGCACCGACGCATGAAGTCGGCCATCCGCTCATAGTTCTCAAACGGAAAGTCCACGCCATAACCAGCGGTCTGCCAGTACGGCGGATCCATGTAGTGGAAGGTGTGGGCACGGTCGTAGCGTTCGGCGCATTCAAGCCAGGGAAGGTTTTCGACGTAGGTGCCGGACAGGCGTTGCCACGCAGCCGAGAGGTTTTCCTCGATGCGCAGCAAGTTGATGGCCGGTGCGGTGGTCGCCGTGCCAAATGTCTGACCCGAGACCTTGCCGGCGAAAGCATGGTGCTGCAGGTAAAAGAATCGGGCGGCGCGCTGGATGTCGGTGAGGGTTTCAGGGCGGGTCATTTTCTGCCATTCGAACACCTGCCGCGAGCTGAGCGCCCATTTGAACTGGCGCACGAACTCTTCAAGGTGGTTCTGCACGACGCGGTAAAGCGTGACCAGGTCGCCGTTGATGTCGTTGAGGACTTCGACGGGCGAAGGCTGAGGCCTCATGAAGTACAGCGCGGCACCGCCGGCAAAGACTTCGACGTAGCATTCGTGTGGCGGAAAAAGCGGAAGGAGGCGGTCGGCCAGGCGGCGTTTGCCGCCCATCCAAGGGATGATGGGTGTGGACATAGAAAGCAAGACCTTTACTGTATGGATAAACAGGTGCTAGGCTCGCCGCGCTTTGTGCACGGAGCAAGAGCCTTGGCTGGACTTGCAGGGACAATCTGCAGGGACGGCGGTCGGTCCGAATGTTGGCGCATCCAGATCGACCGCTCCTTTTTGAAGATCAACTCATTGTGTGTCCTCAAGGAAAGTCAATGGAAAAAAAAAGTAGTAATTTCAAAAAAGATACGATCGCGCTTTTAAGAAACCTACCAAGTGAATGGGCTATAGCCTTTTTGTTAGGTGCCGTGCCGCTTTGGCTTTTCAGCCACACTCAAAAAGATGTTGACGACATCGTTCAAGGACTACTGGCCATAGGTCCACTTATTGATTACTCCGCTTACTTGATTGCCCCTTATGGCTTAGTATTTCTTATTAAATATGGGATTCGATTCAGATCAGACAAGAGTCTGTGGATATTTGAGTTCATCCACAAAATCATTGCAGAGATTGGAACCGGCTTCCTAACCATCACGCGTACGGGCCTGGGAGCAGTATTCGGAATATTAATAATAGGATTGAGCTCAAACATCATCACAATCTCGACCCAACAAATTACGTCTTTGTTGGTTATGATATTTTCACTTACCGTAGCTAACTGCGCACTTGCCCTCGGAAAAGACACGCTTATCGAACATACGAACAGGGCCGTTAGTAATAATCCGCTTAGGTTCGACCCTAGACTTAAGTGATCATTGTTCGCGCTGTAAATTGATTTCTGACACGTAAGCCTGACACGCTCCAAGCGCTATTAATCCTCGGTCGCCGTCGTCGGTGATGTCGATAATTCGTTGAGCATGCGCTGGGTTAAGTTTGGCTCTTGTGGAACCATGAACCATGCTGCCGGTGGTGGCGGAGGTTGGCACCGATCCGTTTCCGGCATCGGTGGTGGCATCGAGTAGGACTGACAGGCGCAGATCAGCAGTGGCAAGACGGTCGCGCAGGCGACTTTGATCACGTTGAACATCGTTCATGGCTCGGTAATGGGTTTGTTCACTGGCTGCCAGGCGCTGCTCGAGCGCGAGGCGTTTGTCTTGTTCGACACGTTGCTGCGCGGCCGCGGCCAAGGCCAGTTGATTGAGGGTTTCGGTGTGGAGGCGAGCCTGCTCGGCGAGCTCTTTACCGTTACGCCAATCCTGCACTTGCCAGGCGATGGCCGCGGATCCAACGGCCAGGGTGGCCAGCAGCACCGCGCTGCCCAGCAGCCGATACGGTGCCGGAATCAGTTCGCCGAGACGCATAACACCGCCCTCGCCCGCCCCCACAACTGCGAGCGCTCCTGCAGGCCGTTCAGCCCGCCGTTGATCTTGCGGGTGATCGCCTCGAATTCGTTTCGATCTGCCAGGGCGTTCAGCTCACGCACCCACCAAAACCACGCGGCCGACTCGGCAGCCCACTGCGGCAGCTCCAGCAGCTCTGGCGTGCGCAGCAAACGCTCGTCGCCGAACAGCGCCAAGCTGCAGCGCAGGTAGTTGTTGTGGCCCGTGATCTGGATCAGTCCCCGGCCACGGTAGCGCTGGCCATCGCCGTCAGCCTCCGGCGTGTTGCCCAGCTGCACTGCCAGACTTCCGGTGTCGTACTTGCTCAAGTACTGATCGCCACCCAGTTCGCGCACGTAATTCAGCTCGCCGGATTCGTGTCCGACCTGGGCCAGGAACGCGGCCTGGCGTTGCGGTGTGTTGATCTGCCGGTGGGCCATGGCGGCATTGAGCGCAGAAACAAAAACGCCCGCTTGGCGGCGGGCGTTGGGCATGATGCGTTGCAGTTGCTGTTCTGTCAGTGACATCGATGTCTCCTTGATGTGTGGGGATGCGACGCGATTAGTTGAGCTGAACGACCTTCATATCCTTAGGCGCTTTTTTCTTCTTGCCTTTGGCTTTCGCCTTGCCCTTCTTACCGCCGTTGCACTCGACCGTTGTGCTCCAGCCGGACTGGGTAAACACCTGCTCCACAGAGTCGACCAGGTACTCGCCATCGAGGCCGACCTTGAAACCCTGAGCATTGATCGAATGTTCGGCGAACAGGTCGGTACGTCCGGGCATTTCCAGCCGGACGCCGGCAGTGGAGCGGTTGAACGCAGTGAGACGTGCCTGGGCTGCCGCTACGGCGGCTGACTTGTTCGGGTAGATGTGGCGGTCGGTATGCACTGGCGGTAAGCCGTCCGGCGATTCATCGTTGTCCAAAGTGACCACCGCGAGCTTTCCGGTTTTCTTGTCCTGGTGCTTGGTCGACACCTCCTTGTGTGTGTTGCGATCACCGAGCCGAAACTGGAAGCGACTGATGTCGCGCCGTTGGAGCGGTACTACGCCTAAACTCTTACCCGAGGCGCTCTGTCCGGCCTGGCGCGGCATGACCAGCAGCTTGCCGTCGGCGACCTTGGCCGTGCAGTCGTACTGCTTGGCCAAGCGTGTGATGAAATTGAAATCAGACTCACTAAGCTGATCGGCGCGAGGCACTTTGGTCTGCACCGGGCAGACCGCCTGCCAGCCGTTGCGGGCGGCAACATCAGCAACGATCCTGGACAGCGGCACATTTTCCCAACTGCCACTGCGGGTGGACTTACCGCTGCCGCGCATGTCGCTGGCCTTGCCGGTGATCACCAACGTGTCCGGTGGACCGGACAGCTCAATCTCATCCACGACGTAACGGCCGATGCGGGTCAGTTTGGTTTCTGCATAACCGAGGAAGATCTCGATGCTGGCCCCGCGTGGAGGCAACACCACAGCGCCGTCGCGGTCGTCGATGCGCAATTCGAACTCGTCGGATTCCATGCCGGGCTTGTCTGTGGTCTTGAGCTGCAGCAGCCGATCATTGATCCGCTGGGTGATGTCGGCGCCGTCGGCCACGACACGAAAGATTGGGGTCATCATTCCATCCAAATAGAAAGCCCGCAGTGGGCGGGCCGATTGAGTCATTGCGCGGCATACCGGAGGGGAATCAGCCCCACAGCATCACCTCGCTGTTATCGGGTGCCGGCAGATCCGGCAGCTCGATCACGATGCCGGCGCGATACGGTTGCGGCTCGTCGGCCAGGCCCTGATTGGCGTCCAGCACCGCCTCGACCGATCCGTTCAAATGCCCATAGGCGTGGTAGCACAGGGTGTCCAGCAGATCCCCGTCAGACGTTCTGCAGGTCATCGCCATA